ATATTTGAATGCAGGATTAAATACAGATCAGCATTCACACCAACAAATATAATGTTCATTGAATGGGAAGATTATCGGTATGTAATTAACAGAATTGATTTAGTAGGGCAAAGGCATAAGCGAGAATACATAATGACAATTGAACGTGCTGAATTAATTGTAACAACATAATGGCAAGGGTAATAATAAGCGGACTTTCGCAGGTTAAAAAAAAGTTAGCTGATTATAGTAAAAAGGTGCAAGATGAGGTAAAGTTACAAGTATTAGATTCATCTACAGCAATTGAAATAAATGCACAAAATAAAGCTCCGATAGGAATAAAAGGGTTAATTGATAAAGTGGTAAAGAATAACGGTTATGCTTCGGAAATAGGAGTACAAAGCAGTACAAATATTCCTGTTTATATTGAGTTCGGAACGGGTGAAAGTGCCGCAAGTTACGTTCCTACATTGCCGAGAGAAATACAGGAATACGCAAGACAGTTTTATGTAAACGGTCAGGGTACAATGAAAAAACAACCGTATTTAATACCCTCGTTTTTGGCAGAAAGTCCAATTTTTATAAGTGAGTTAAAAAAGATATTGAAAAACAATGTTTGAAATAGCAACCGAATTAAGAGAAGCGTACATAACTAAGCTTGGAGGCATTCAAATCTCTGGGGTTACTATTCCGTTCTATGATGAATTGCAGGGTTCTATGGTTGCTAATATTGGATATGCTTCAGCTTATTGCTTAATCATGGATCAGTCGGCAAATGACATATTAATAAAGAATGGTTTTTATCAGAATGTAACGATTTCAATTGATGTGGTGACTAAGTTTCCAAAGAATAAAGGAGGTAAAAAGTTATCAGAGCAAATCAGCAATGAGATACAACAACTGATCAGAACGGGTGATACAACGGACTATCCTGTATTAACTAACTTTCAGATAGTGACTTGCAGTAAAACGAATGACAGAGGTATAATTGAGGAAAATGTAGGTAATACAGTATTCAGGAAAATATTAACTTTTTCACATAAAATAAAACAGATTAATCAAACAACTTAAATATTAAAATCATGTCAAACTTTGTAAACGGAGATGATAGTGTACTATCAATTTTAAGGAGTGGGGACTACGTGCCTATTGCCTGCTTAACTTCAAACGGTACATCTGAAACGGTGACTTTCAATGAGGTTCAAACCAAATGCGATCCGGGGGTAATTATTTCAACTCCAAATTCATACAGTTACACCAAATCATTGGATGGAATCCTAACAGATACGACTTCCGTTGGTGGAGATACTGCATTAGCTTCGTGGGATTACTTAAGCGGATTATTGAGAGCTAAAACCTTAATCTATTGGAAAGAAGCCATCGGATCTCCGGCATTCATGAATGAGTTTGGTGAGGGTTACATTGAAACTTTGGAAATGACTGCTGCAAGTGGTGATAATATCACATTCACAGGCTCAATCAAAGGCACAGGTGACATAACCAGAACTACCTAATTTATGGCAGACGTTTTTAAATTGCCTGTAAACGGGCAGGAAATGGATTTCTTTTGTGGAACTTTCGCAGTTGAGAAAACACTCGAAGCAATGGAAATAAACATAGCTGATATTCAGGACAGTATATCAAAGAGGTTCGTTCCAACAATTAGGCACTTTGTTTATTTTTCGGCTATGAATGCTCAAAAACTGAAAACTGCAAAAGGTCATTCATTGGATTTTGATTATGAACTTGACGATGTTTACAATTGGATGGATGAGTGGGGCGGTGGTAATTCTGCAAATGTAGTTTTATTCACTTCTAAATTACTTGCAGCTTTATTTGGCGTTCAGGATGAAACAGAGCCACAAAAAAAAAGTTAAGTAAAGTAGAAAAAATAAACTGGCAAAAGGATATTTTATCAGTTGCAGTTGGTGAAATTGGTTTAACGTTTGATTATTTTTATTCTTTGACCCTTGCAGAGTATTACATTATTTTGCAAGGGTTTAGAGTAAAGCAATTAAATGACCTGAAAAACATACGATGGCAGACTTGGGAGATTGTAAGGCATACACCTTTCCTGAAAAACCCGCCTGCAAGTCCTGATAAGTTACTGAAATTTCAGGATGAACAAGACGCAGACGAGATTAAGACAGCAAGGGCGGCAAATAGATTATTAGAAGCACGTAAAGAACATGGCAGACGCAGAACTTAAAGTACGGATAGAGGCCGAAATGGCTGGACTTGCTAAAGGACTGAATGCTTCGGTCAAGTTAGTTGATAATGCAGGTAGTCAAATATCTAAATCCGTTCAGGGGTTATCTACTTCATTTAAAACCTTAAACAATACCAAATTTACCTTTGGTCAAAATTATATTTCCGCTTCAAAAAGTTTAGCAACTGAGGCTCAAAAAACAGGGGCTGCATTAGGTGGATCTATGACAGTAGGCTCAAATCGTGCCGCTTTTGCCTTAACTAACTTAGGCAGAGTTGCTCAGGATGCTCCGTTTGGTTTTATTGGTATTCAGAACAACTTAAATCCGTTGTTGGAATCATTCCAAAATCTACGTAAGGAAACGGGCAGTAATGTGAGTGCATTTAAGGCATTAGCCGGCGGTTTAGTAGGGCCTGCTGGTTTAGGATTAGCTTTGTCTTTGGTCAGTGCTGGAATACTTTTATATCAGGAATATACGAGAAAGGCCAATAAGGAAACAAGGGTAATGGCTGATGCAAATAAAGAACTTGCAGACAGCATAAAAGATATTTCAGGCGTTCAGGCAGAGGGCAGGGCAAATGCTTCCAAAGATTTATCTCAATTACAAAGCCTTTATAATGCAACTCAAAATGTAAACATTCCTGCAAAGGAACGGTTAAGAATTGCAAATGATTTAATTAAGCGTTATCCTGAATATTTAAAAGGATTTAATGCAGAGGAGATATTAGCAGGTAAAGCAGCCGCAAGTTATACAAAACTTACAAATGCAATACTTGCCAAAGGTTACGCACAGGCAGCAGAGGAAAATAGACAAAAGTTAATTAATCAGCAATTAAATGCAAAAGTTGAATTAATTAAAGAACAGTCTAAATTAGAAATTGCAGCGGCTGAATTACTGAAAAGAACAACACAAAAACAAGCTACTTTAGATATACAAGGTCAGGCGGCTTTAGAAAATGGAATCAATAGAGTATCAGATGCAGTAGACCAAAGTAAAGGTAAAATCAATGAATTAAATAAAGTCTATTCAGATAGTGCCAAAGAGATTAAAATACTTGATAATGTTACGCAGGGCTTAATTAAGACTTACGGTGCAAGTGTTGTAATTGATCCGATAAAAGTTGGGAGTTCAAATAAAGACCTTAAAACTCAATCTGATGTTTCAAAACAATTAGCTATTGATTTATTAAAAGTTAAGGAATCTGTTGATATAACATTTGGCGAAGGAAATAAACAAAAGGTAACTGCGTTTGCAAAAGCTATTGATAGTTTAACTGAAATAGGCGGAGATAAAACAGTAATTAATAAATTACAAAACGATTTATTAAATATTAATCCAGCTGAAATTACGGCAGCAGGTAAAATGATAGGGGTTACATTATCTACTGGAATAGCTTCAGGATTTTCGGCAGTAGGTGGCGTAATTGCACCTCAATTGAATTCTTCTTTAGGATATATTAATCAACAGCTTATAGATTTTAACTCTCAAGCATCCGATATTATAAATGGCTCAATAGTTAATACATTTGCAGGAATAGGCCAGGCAATAGGTGAATCTATTTCAACTGGTGCAAGTTTAGCTTCAACATTAGGGCAGGTATTATTAAGTAGTTTAGGTAGTGTTTTAGGGCAACTTGGCCAATTAGCTATCGCAACAGGGGTTGCTATACTCGGAATAAAGCTATCACTAAAATCATTAAACCCTGTGGCGGCAATTGCGGCAGGGGTTGCATTATTGGCATTGTCTGGAGTCGTAAGAGGGGCGGCAAATAAAATTGGCGGAGGCGTTGGTGGTGCAGGCGGTTCAACTTCTCCGCAGCCTGCATATTCAGCAAGTTCGGGTACTTCATCTTATTCAGCAAGTTCGGGCGGTGGCGGTTCAGGTACGGTAGTATTTGAGATTTCAGGAACAAATTTAGTCGGTGTATTAAACAGAGCAGGTGCAAAACTTCAAAGATTTGGCCCTTAAATTATGGCATACTTAGAAAGATATTATTTCACATTTAATGAAACGCAGGATAAGCGTAACCCTTTAGTATTTAACAGCTACGAAGTTAAAATATTAGAAAAGGATGGATATACAGCAGCAGAAGAAATTCAAGCAGTTGAAAATCCTGTACAGATTAATTATCAGAATACAAGCGAGCTGATTTTAGATCCTTTCATTGGATCGGAAGCAACTTTAAACCTGATAGCAACTATTGACTTCCAATTGCAAAATCTTTACACAGAGGATGAATTACGATGGTTAATTGAGATATATCGTAACAGTTCTGTAATTTGGCGAGGGTTTATTATTCCTGATGGATGTCAGGAGTCTTTTACTTTTGCACCTTATACGATTTCAGTCAATGCAGTTGATACATTAGGTTTGCTTAAAAATTTAGCCTATGTTCAAAACGATGGGAATTTTTGGTTAGGCAAACAATCTTATATTGATGTTATTTACAACTGTTTGAATAGGGTTGCAATTCCTGATATTAACATCTATACGTGTGTTAATATTTATGAGGAGGATTATCCTTCAACTGATATAGATGATCCATTAGCTTTGACTTTTGTTAATGCTGAAACAT